ACACACTGGGCATCCTTGACCATTTGAATGATTATCCATATTTTGTTCAAACACACCATGAATTGGGCAAATAATTTTTACTTTTAGTTTAGCTGTCTTATAATCAACAAGTGAATAATCATATTTATTGTTGTGAATATTCCTTGATTTTTCTATATATCTATCTTTGTAGTTCATGTGGTTTATATATTAAATTTTAAGGTTCTGAAAATAACTTATATTTATCCTCCATTAATTTCAATTTCTTAAAATATTGTTTTTGATCATCTTGATCCAAATCTTCTTTTATATTTTCTAATATCCTTACTATATCATCTAGTTTATTTTTTATATCATAACTCTCAACAATTATTGACATATCTTTCATTGATTTTATATTAACTTTTTTCGTATCAACAAACATCAACCTTGATGCAAAATTTGTTGATATACCATACATTTTTGGTTTTCCACCATCCATTCCATCTATCTTCATATAATTATACGCGGTTATCGCGTAATCATATCCATATTGTTTTAAACTTTTTTGTATAATTTCAAAATCAACATTAAATGATTTTTCATAATTAACATCTCTATTCTGATCATTTTGTTCCTTATTATATTCAATAATAGATTTATGACCATCAAATAAAATATCAAAATAAAGTATTTTGAATTGGTATGGTAAGTATTCCAAATTTATGGAATATAAAATTCTTTTTTGTGTTTTTGTATTGAATCTATCATCTATAACAAATATTGGACACCATATTGGATTTCCACCATACAAATATTTTATTAAATAAAATTTTCCTTTTTTTATATCTTTAGAAGATGACACTTCTAAATTATTTTTTCTTACTAATTCAAATAATCTATCTGTTGAATCTGTTATTATCTTTACAAGATTTCCTCTATACTGACCGAATAATGAACCACAATAATCTTTAAATTTTCCCATTAGAATAATTTTATTTGTTTGTCTTCAAAATATTTTTCAGTTAAGAGATAAAAAGTTAATCCTCTTCTCTTACAATATTCTTCCGCAGATTCCCACTTTAACATATTTTTTAAATATTCTCTTAATCTATATTCATAACCCTCTAGTGATTTAATTGAACTATTTTTTGGTGGTATTGGTTCCACTATTTGTTTATATGGTTTTACTTCTATAATAAACTCATCACCATTTTTAAATTTAACCCAAAAATCTGGTATATATGTTTTTGTTACATATTGTTCATTTTCTATAAAATTATAAGGGATTTCTATAGTCTCACAACTCCATTTCTCAACAGACTCTTCATAGTCACAATAATAACAAAATTTATATTCCCACTTTGATCTGAATTGTATATCACTAACATCTCCTAGATATTTTTCTGGGATTTTAGGTGTAAATTGACCTTGATAATACATATCTTGTCTATTTGGCTTGTTCTTACTCATGTTTTATTTTATCTCTTAGTTTATACCATTTTTTTAAATTATCAGATTTCCACAGTGGTTGCAAATTATCAAGAGAATTAATTACATTATGTGAAGTATTATTATCGAACGTACAAATTTCTTTTATATGATCTATTTCCCATTCACCATAATTACTCCAACACATCCCAGAAAGAAATCTATTTTCTATATGATTTTTCAAATCTATCGAAGAATATCCCAATATATCAATAGTATGGCCTTCTTTCTTTTTTCCTATTCTTTTAAAAGTTCTTTTTAACATATCCCTCCAAGCATAATAATATGGTCTATTTATCCTATCTTCTTTGGTTTTTAGTCTTCTATACTCTAAAAATTCTTTTCTGTGTTTTTCTCTCCAAATTTTTGTAGATTCATAGTGTTTATCCTTATTTTTTTCATAATATTCTTTCGATTTTACTAATAAATCTTCTTTATTTTTTTCATAATATTTTTTTCGTCGGTTTTTAATTTTATCCTTATTTTTTTCATAATATTCTTTCGATTTTACTAATAAATCTTCTTTATTTTTTTCATAATGTTCTTTCGACTTTATTAATAAATCTTCTTTATTTCTTTCATTATATTCTTTATTTCTCCTATCAATTCGTTCTTTATTACGAATATAGTATTCAGCGTTACGTTTTTTAATTTTTTCTTTATTTTTTTCTCTATATTCTTTACCCATACTTAATTAATATTTTTCCTGACATATTTCTCTCATAATTATATGTTATGTAATCCCTGACCATTATTGCTAGAATCTAGACTTATAAATGTTACCCTATCTTTATTTGGTTTTATATTATAAATTTCTTTTAATCCGCCCGCCATCGCTCGTTTAAAAATTTCTGAAAAATAAGGTAATGCACTCTTGTATCTTTTTTCATTAAAATTCTGCCAATTTTGAAACATCATTAAAAATCCTTGATGCAAACAATCCTCCTTATCACTAGGATTTTTATATGTTTTTTCTTTCTTTCTGATAACATTATTACCAATCAATATCAACATATTCTCCGCTTTCTTTGTTAACTTACCTCGACCTTTGCTCAATACGATTTCATAATATAATTCATCGTCTTTTAAATAATTTGCCATTATAATAAAATTTTTCTTTTTTGGAAATTTTTAATCTATATTTATTTTAAGATAGAATTGCTATTTAAGAATAGAAGAAAGTTATAGTAAATTATAATTTATATAATTAGAATTTGTTTAAAAGTTTAAAAAAACAGAAAAGGTGGGTTTACTAACCACCTTTTCTGTTTTTTAATAATTATTTACTTAAGTATTGATTTCTTGAATTGAGTTTTTTTATCTTTCAATTCATTCAACTTTAAATTTAATTGGTGTTTGTAAAGTAAAAGATTATTAAATGTTAATTTAACATTCTTATCAGATTCCAATAATTCTGGTTCTTCTTTTAAAAGATCAATTGATTCATTGGTTTCTTTTATCTTCATTTTAATAACTTTTTCTTTATCTTCTAAAGTTCTCAACTTCTTCATTTCTTTTGAAAGTTTATTTTCAAAAAATGGAGTAATATCATAGTCTAACTCTTTTCTGATATCATTGATAAGTTCATTTACTGATTCGTATTGATAGAATGATGAACCTGTTCTAAGATCTTTGCTATAAAGATAGATTTTGTCTTTGTAATTAAACGCGAACGCTTCTAGATATGGATTTAGGATATTATCAATTCTCATCGCTACGTCTAATTCTACGATATTTTTTATATTCTCTTTGATTGTGGTTGTTAATAAATAATAATCTTTCTTTAGATAAGGAATGATTGGTGAATTGAAAATATTTTCTAAGGTTGTTTCTGAATCTAATTCTTCACCATTGATATAAATTTTCTTATCATCTTTTGTTGAAATACCTAAAACAATATTTTCATCTACTTTGAGATTAATTATATTATTTTCAATATCCGCGAGTTTTAAAACTTGTTCAACAATTCTTAACTCTCTAATTCTATCATCATCTTCAATATGATCTTCAATAAGAGTTTGTTTTACTTCATTTTCATTAAGTATAAACCACCTATCTGAGATATAAGCAAGATAACCATCGTTTACTTTCTCAACCATAGTGTAAATCTTGTTGGCTTTACCAGAATCGGTCATATTTTGTCTTTCAATTGGACTCTTTGTTAAATTATAAATAAATTTCTTAATTTGTGGTACCCAATCATAAATTTTCAATTCATTTAGAATTGATTCCATTCGTGTATCATCCGTTGGTTTATTGATGATTTCTAAAATAACATTCAAAGGTTGACGGTAAATCATACCTTGATTTGTTCTTTCAACTTGTTTATATAAATCTTTCAATTCATATACTAATGGATACGATTCAATTTCTGTGTCAACGGATTCTAATAATTTCTTTACCTCTGTATCGTAGGTATATTTCAAAAATTTTTCATTTAAAAGTTTTCTTAGTTCTTTTTCTGAATAATAATCAAATTCGTTTAGTATACTTTCTGTAATGAAAGAAATATCAGTTTGATCAAAACTAAGTTTTTGTTTAAAATTGAAAAGTTCTAATTTTAGATTTTTCATAGGTTTTATTTTGTTTTTGTTGCAATGTTACATAAAATAAAAATTATCATTACAATTCATTATATATGTATATATATATACTTAAAACTCATTTTTTTCTATTTTGACTATTTTTATAGAGTCAGTCAAAGAAAACAACTAAATCTTTAATTAATTTGATTAAATATGACTTTAATTAATTAATATCACAACCACTGATATCTTAAAACTTAAACTTAAACAATCTAGTCGTAACATAACGTAAAACATTGGTTTAATCGTGCTGTGTAGAAAAACAACTACATCTTTAATCGTTGTAGTTCATGGTTAGCCCCAAGTAATTCCAGTAACGGGGTCTTCTCTATCTAATTTTGTGTATGTTGGATTATCCACTGAAAAATCACCCTCTTTTCCAAAATCTTCAGCTTCTCTATCATTTGGATTTTGTGGTAGTGTTTCATTTTCTAATTTTTCAATGTCATGAATATATGATTTCCAATATACTCTTTTGATATTCTCAAATTCAGTATCTTCACATTCTACATCATCTGTATCTACTTGCCATGATGGATAGTGTGTTCTAACATTAAGAGAAAATGTTATACTTTTATCTGTATCACTAGCCAAATCATTCTCATCTGGAAATTTTATTGTTCTATCATCTGGGAGTTCTAGTACATTATCTATTTTTATTCCAAAATAATCCATATTAAAATAATAATAATTAAAAAATAAATTCATTATTTTTTCAGAACATTTGAATATATCTAATTCGTTATCAACCCGAATTTCAATATCATACGCAACACTCAGTGGTATCGCACGAACCTTTGTTATTATTTTAGTATAGATATCATGAATTTTTGTATTCTTAGGTATATAAATATTTGGATTAGAAAATTCATCACTAACTATACTATAACTTGTTGGTGTTATGATTCCTCTTGGTATTACATCAGTGTTTAATTCAACTCTCATATCTGTAACATCATCTAAAAAAGAATCTAATAAAAATCTCTCCGAACCTAGTAGTTTTAGATACATTGAAACAGATACACATCTTTTTTCGTCTTTGAAATAATTAATCCATCTTATTCTTTTATTTAATGTTCTAGATAATGATATATGTAACATTCTAAAAAACACATTATTGAAATTAAAAGAATTATCAAATGTTATATTGGAATCAGCCATTGTTAAATATATTTTATTTCTATATATTAAAAACCGCTGAACTATTAAAATTTAATATTATTAATTTCATCAATAACTTCTTGTGGTTTTGGAATATAATTTAAAATATCACCAACTACCTTATCAATAGTATCTGGTTCTTCAGATAACCAACAAAGATCCAAATCTTTTATAGTTAATCTTTTATAAAGTGCTTTTGATTTATAATATTGTTCTATATGTCCTTCATCATTAGCTCTAAATGGTAAAATATGGTCTGGGTGTTTAGCTGTTGGTATGACAACAATCCAATTTCTAAACACACCCGCGATATGAAGTGGTGAACTATCATTAGTTAATGTACATTTCGCCTTTCCAATCAAAGCAATTAATCCACCCAAAGATGTTAAATCTCTAAAATCATAAGAACCTTTAGGGCATTTTATTTTTTGATAACCTTGTTCTTCTCCAATTTTTGAAGATAATGTTTTTCCAACTATTGCTAATTTATGACCACTTTTTGATAATCCATCAACTACTTCTTGCCACCATTTAAGAGGAAATGTTTTACTATTCCACCATCTACCAGGATGAACAAGAATTAA